AGTCGGCACTTTGCAACTTGAGGTGAAAATTGATACACACGAGTTTGAAAAAGAACTTGATTCATTTTGTGAGTATCTTGAACCCCGTGTTTTTGATCTTGATACTTTCTTGCGTCTAAAAGGTGGATTGCCAAAGATTTCAGAGCGTTTCTTGAAGCGCGATCGGTCTGGATTTCTCTTTGAGAAAGGTCAGGAAGTCTGGTACATGTTCGGCGACAGGGTGCAGCACAGCACCATTGAATACCCGATGCGTGATGATGATGGTGTAACCATTTACAAGACGAAATTGGGACATTCTACTGCCGAGTGTGAGACCTTTGGCAGTCTTGAAGAATTGTTGGAGAACTTAAAGAAGACAATCAATGGGAAATAAGGCAGAAAAAGCTGCAATCAACTCGCAGTATACGGATGATAACAAGATTCCTACTGGCAAGCCTGCACGTATTGGAAACTTCAAGGTGTGGCGTACAAAGAAGATTTTTGGTAAGGGTAAGGGTAAGTCAAGCATTGAACAGATCAACATATCAACTCTTGACGAGAGTTGGCAGGTTAAAATTCCTGCAACGTTTGACATGTTTGGTATACTAAGCACGTTGTTTGCAGACTACAGTCGTGACAACTCCGACCTGCGGGAAGGTCAACTTGCGACTTTCTTTGGCAACATGTTCTATGTTTCCAGTATTAGCAATGGTTATTTCCAGAGGGCTGTCAATATCTGTGCAACACTTTACGCCAATCCGACACTTCTCACCGAAGAAGACGAAAACCATAAGAGTCTTATGAAGGATGTTAATGGTCTTATAACTGGATTCCTTGAATGGCGAAAGGAGTATGACAAGTGGGTTGCAGAAAACGAGCCTACGGAAGCCGACATGAAGAGTGATGAGGTCGCCGAGGAAATGATTGAAGAGTTGAACAAAAACGAATAAACGCACCGATTTCGATGCGTTTAGCGTATTTAAAGTGGTCAGAATTGACCACTTTTTCTATTCTGCATCCTCAGCTGCTTGGATGATTTTGTGCGCGATACTTATTATCCTGCCCATTTCCACAGGTCTTACCTCTTTTAGACCATGTTCCTTCAAGTAGCTGTTATAGGCATATAACAGCGGACATTGGTTACACTTGAGCGGCAGCACGAAGTTGATATTGTCTGTTTCGTCAACGACCTCCTGTTCACTCTCTTTCTTGATGTCATAATACTTTGCGTAGAGGTCAGCCCGTTCTTTTGAATTGACTGGCTGCTGCTTTGCCGAACGAAGAATCTCCTTCAGCACATCCTCTGTACCTACAAGCTCCACCTCGTCAAGTTGTATAGGTGTTGCGATCCCCTCCTTGACACGGGAACGTCTGTTTTCAAGCAGCTTCCTGAACTTCGCACTTTCCACGATGTTGTTTCTGATGCTATTGTTCTGCTGTGCCGCAAGAGCAACGTTTTCTGGGTATGCGATAGCGTATGCGTCGCCTTCCGAATAACCGACCGCCATGAGGTCAGCCATGACAAGGTATTGAACCGTGACGTTCAATTTCTTTGCTTCCGTTTGTTTTTGCTTTGATAATTCCATATTTTTATGTGATTTCAGTCTTCCTATCTTTTGTTTCCTGTTGCTTCTGCTCATTATCCGTTGTTTCTCCACCTGCACGATATATGGGTATTACGTAGCAACAACAATGTCCGTGATATGGTGGGTAGCCATCTATGTCTTTCATTTCGTGAAAGCCAACCATGCTATCACATGTATCGCATGGATAACTGCTTCCACGTAAGACATAATAGCCTGCTGCTCCATCTTCTTCTTGCTCCATCGCCTTTTCTTTCATCCAAGACATCTGAAGGGTGAGTTTTGCCATGTTAGTGACATTGGTGCTACCATTGTTGGATATACCTACGGCACCTTTCTGAACACCCTTGTTGCGAATGTAAGTGGCATTGAAAACGTCCGCATGGTCGAAAGCCGCCCTTACCTCTGGCATCGTGTAGATAGAATGTAGGTGAGACTTCAACTTTGTCACCGCGTCAGCCATCTGCACGTTTGCATACCGAAGAGCCGAGATTGCCGCCTCCCAATCTTTCATTGCCTTGTAGAGATAGCCTTCAAGAGTGTCCTGTAAGTTGCGATTTCCGCGTCCGAGAAGAGCGATCCATGCCGCGATGGTTGACCGCATATCGCTTTTCCTTTCGTTGGGAAAGCCAGCGAACGCACTACTATTGTCGAAACCAGCCAAAGAGTATTCATAGATGTAATCTAAGATTTCCTCTTCCAAGTTATCCATAACCTCTGCAATTTCAGCCATCATCTGCTCATTGTATTCGCTATTGATTGCGAACTTTTGCGGGTCAACATTGTACTTGTAGCAGATAGTGACGATTTCTTGTGCTGCATTAGCAAGGCAATCATCAATCTTTGCCATCAATACCCTGGCATATTCTTCACGTCGCAATATAAACTGCTTTCCGGCAGTAATGTCCTCCTGCGTAGGCAATCTATATTGCGACGTATCGAGAGATATTTTGATTGTATTGCTCATTGTTTACACTTTAATGAGTTGCGTCCCACTTATCCCACTTCGATTTTGCTTTTCCAGTCGTTGGGTCAATCTCGTTTCCGTTTTCATCCCAGGACTTCCCAGACTTGTTCTTTCGTCCGCGACCTGTTGCTACGCTGCCTTTGGTACGTTTCCGTGAACTGCCTTTCGTGGTCTTCTTGTTTCCGTTTTCGTCCGTTCCCGTCGTCGTTGTGGTCTCTTGCGTATAGTCTGCTTCGATTTCCGCGAGAGCCTCAGCCTGACTGATGGCAATGTCGGACTGGATTTCAAGTTTCTGTTCTGTAAGCAAGAGCTCATGTTCTTGCTCTGCTTTCTTTTCAGCCTGTATGCGTTCCCATTCCTGTGGCGTGCCATACGGCAGTTTCTCCGATGCAGTCTGTTTTGACAGGAATCCACCAACAACAGCCGTGTTGAGGTTCGTTGTCAGTTCAGTAATGTTGAGGTGGATATACGGCTCAATGTAGTGGCGAATGTTTGTATTGATGAAAGACAGCCGCTGTTCACTTTCGATGCCGTAGCCCCATGTGAAGATGTCAATCATCTTGTCAACAGGACCGTCGTATTCCTGTGCATCGTTCATCGCCTTCTCATAGGCATCCGAATACATAATTTTGAGTGATACACCCGGTGTGTCGCCCGATTTCAGTTCTGGAGTCTTCACGGCGAAAGACTGCTTGTAGATGTTCTCTTCGAGCTTGTCAAGTTCTGCTTTGTATGCGTTACTTGCATCTTGCCGGTTGAGGAATCCTATTTCTCCGTCCGATGGGAGAATCATAATCTTCGACGCATAGGACATATCGTTTGTTGTCAGTTCCTCGCTGCCTTCGCCCTTAACATACATGATGGGAAGACCAAAGTCATGGTTGCTATGTGCGAGGTTCGAGAAAGCCACCTCATAGTTTTCGATGGTTTCTTCCGAGAACGTCCAACACGGTCCGTTATCGTCTCTATAGTATGCTACTGGAATATCATCGAACCCATGCGGCTCCATCCATTCCAGTTTGTAGCCGTCTGTAGAGAATAGTTTGAAGATAATCTGCTTTGCCTTATCGAGCAAAGACGTGGGGTCGCCGTCAGCCACGAAGCGGTAGTAGTTTTTCTCATCCCATACGTCAATGTACCGTTTCGTCACCGTTCCGTCTTCCGCATAGTTGCAGTAAGTACGTGCAAAGGTGCTGAGTTTGCCAGTACGCAGGTCGTAGTGAGGAAAAAGTTTGTCGCCATTGAGGAAAGACAAAACTTTCCAGCCGAACTTCCCTTTATCGAGGAATCCGACAAAAGCACCGTCGCCTGTTGCCTTGACAGACTTTGCGAGCTGATACCAGGCAACCTCCATATTCTTGTTCGCCCATCCATTGCGGAAGGCATTGAATACCTCACAAGTTTCGTCAGTCACGCTTTTGTCGGACAACTCAAACTGAATGTCGTTACCGCAAAGGTGTGTCAGATGCTTTATGAGGATGATCTGTTGGTACGAGAAAGCGTAGCGTGGAATCTCCTGCACATACCACCTTCCATCGTCCTCGTTCTGTTGCCAAATGTCTGGGAACAGTTCTCTGTCGTTAATGAGGTGTCCGGCAGGGTCGAGTTCCCGCATGAAGTCTTCCTGCGTAACTATCTTCCTCCGCAGCCTATCTGGAGTTACCGCAACTTCTGAAACATCGTTCCAGAGATAGCCGTGGTCGTAGTGACCATCGGGAAGGATTCTCGTAAAGGGCTTCTTTGTGAGAAGTTCCCTTACCTTAAACTGTGTTTGAGTGATGTTGTCTGCCATATTACTTTGCGTTTATGTTTTGTCTTGGTGAAAGTTTGCGCACACTACGTATTCTCTTATTCTTTTTGAGCCACGTCGGTATAACCGCTTGTGTATGCTTAATGTCAAAAATCTCTCGCATGAACAAAGCCTCGAAGAAGTCTGGTGAATGTCCTACGACGGCTTTGTTTTTCATCTGCTCCTTGTGGATAAGGCACCATCCCTTGTCTTCTTTCGCCATATCCTGTTTCACGCATTTGCGTTCCAGTTGAAGTATGTCGTAAAGAGTTTTCGTTTCCTTTCCGACTTTGTATTTCCTTTTGAGAAGAGTTTGCTCAATGCTCCAATTCGCCTGTTGTGTCCGTTCCGCAAACTTGTAAGCGCATTGCGACTTCTTGTTGTCGTAGAGATATTTGTCTTTCAGGTCAACAGCCTCTTGGTTGTTGAACTTTACTGCATTTGGGAAAGCACCCTTCAAAACTTGCCCCATACCATTGAGGTCATAGGCGAAGTTCTGTTCCAAGACTCCCCATTCATGGAGTTTTGCACGGATGAGGTCAACGGTGGTGTATGGGTCGCGTCGGCAAACATAGACATCCGCAACATGATGCCCTATCCAGAGCCACGTTACGCAGTTGTCACCTCCGTCACCTGCCACGTCACAAGTAGCACGCCGTACACCGTCACCAATCATTTGAGCGTTCTGGAATACCTTGTCAAGATGGTATGCCTGAATCATATCGTCACCAACCTTGATAATATCCCAATTCCCGTCAAATTCTCTGGCACGAATCTCTGGCGCCTGGTTGAGCAATGAAGCGATATATCCGGGGTCATTCTTTAGCAGAGCCTTGTTGTCTTTCAAACTTGCTTTGATGAAAGTTACCGACTTCACGAAGAAAGAAGTCTTAGTGTAGCCGTACTGTTCCCAATCAGGATCCCAGGCATCATCAATCAATTCCTTACACTGCTCATAAACTTCTTCTGGAGTATCGCCCCAAATGATATTGTCAACAGAATCGTCAGGCATGTAGCAATAGCGGACAACACCGTCACGTTCTGGGATGGCAAAGCCTTTTCTTTCTGGGTGCATGAGACCGTCTGAGTAGATGGTATCTTCCTTTCCAATCCACCAGTCGATAAACTTTCTTAGCCAGGAAAGTGGGTCTGGGTTGCATGTTCCGAGAATACGAGAATGGACTCCTACTGTGTTACGGTTAGAAGTCATAAGGAATTTGAACATTTCAAATGGCATTTGTGGCAACTCGTCGATACCTATGTATGCAAACTGTTGTCCGCGATACTTTATGTCGAAGTCGTGCATTGGCATGTCGTAGATTGTCAGTCCGAGTTTTGCGCCACATTTGAAGTACCATGTCATATCGTCCTTCGACTTGTTGTATCGTCCGAGATCAGAGAACCATCGCTTGCTCTCATTGATGATATTCTCGAAATCGTCTTTGTTCTTTCGGAATATGATACCGTTAAAATGTTTGTTCTTGATGTCGTACATTGGTTCCATCAACATCGTAACAGTGTTATGGTTGATGGTGTAAGCGTCTGTCATGTAAAGATGGTCTCTGCCCGTTACAGTTATGCAACGGCAATTCTGTCTGTGTTTAGACTTTGTGATGAACTGAAGTGTCTTCGTGAGAACATTCCTCGCATTGGGATTCTTCGGAACTTCTGCGTTTACGTGAGCGCGTAACTTGAAGTTGTATCGCGCGAACAACTCCCCGTCATCGGGTGCAACAAACGAAACTTTCCATAGACCCATTCTTTTCGGATCGTCTTCTATTTGGCTAACCCTCGCCCAGATACCAAGCGAACGAGCCATTTCCGCAATATCTTCAATAAGCAGTTTGTTTGGCAGTGCGAGATAGGGGTGCTTGTGCATTGACCGCCCATTCTGGAACATGACACCGCGCAGGTATTCCCATCTTACTCCAACCGATGCCGTTTTATATTCGGCAGGTATTCTTGCTGGTTGTTCCTGACGACTGCAAGTTATCCTGCGTCTGTTTTCGTCCGACAAACCTTTGAGGTAGTAAAAACCATTCTTTTTGTTTTTCTTCACCTTGTAGCCGAGGGAAAGGAATTTCCTTGCAAGGTATTGGTCTTTTGTAAGTTTGACCCCTGTCAGTGCGAAGTTCCAGAACCCCGTTCCACTGATATAGCCGAGAATGAACGGATGGATGGGTAAGTCAATCGCCGTCCTTTTCTCGTTCATTTCGACTTCACCACAAAGAGGGAACTCCACAAAGTTTACTCCACCTTTGCGCAGTGACAGAGGGTAAGGTGCGCCGAGTTTGTAGAGGTCGATTATTTCCCTTGCAGTCATTTCGTGGAAGTCTTCTGCGCTGTTTGTCCTCGCCCAGAATCGGTGGTTATCCATGCAGTTCACAGTCGTGCCATCGTCGAAGTGGAATACATAGACCGTGTTCACTCCCTGCTCAAAGATTTCGCTCACCTTCTGAACGCCGTTGTATGGTGTGCAAATCAAGTCGCCAACTTCAAGGTCGCCCATCTTTCTGAATCCAGACGGTGTGGCAACAGGTGTTGTGTAAGGGTTAGCCTTGCCTCCGCCTCTGTTGCCACCAAAAACTATGATGTCAGCGACATTGCTCAACCCCAATTCTTGTGCCCCCTGTTGCGCTATGAAGTAGTTTGAGTCCTTTTTGTCTCCTTCCCTGGACCGAAGCTGCTCTACATATTCCTGTGAGTATATGCGTTTCCCGTCGGTTGTGTATAGACCGGTAAAATCATTTTGTTCCGTCATAAACTTTTACATTTTTGTCGCAAAGGTAGTTTAGAAGCCATACAGACGCATCTTTTTTATTTGGAAAACAAAACATTTCCAAAATAAAATTTCTTCACAAAGTTTCTATCGGTTTAATTTTGCGAAAAATCTTTACGGATACAGGCAAAAAGTCTGTTCAACCAACACAAAACTAAACTTTTTTACATCATGGAGAAAGACATTCTCATTCAGGAATTGAGGACCAGGGTTGGAGAAGACAACTGCAAGGTCATTAGTGACAAGACATTCGACGGTATTGCCGAAAGTGTCCTGCCAATGTTCGCCGACGACTCGAAGATTACCGACGAGACGTGGAAGCTTCCCGTAGCAACACTGATTCAGTTTGCCGGACAGAAGCGTTTCGACGAAAAGGAGTTTACCGAGAGGTTCAAGGCCGACTATGCCAAGGAATACGCGACCAAGCATGAGAAAGATGTCGAGACGCGCATTGCCGCCGCAACAGCCAAGGCATTGGAAGACTACAAGAAGGCACATCCTGAGAATGGTGGTGGCAATGGTGGCGACGGTGGCAATGGTGGTTCTACCGACGCTGACCTGGATGCAAAGGTAGCGAAAGCCGTTAAAGAAGCAATGGCTGGACTTACTGGCGCAGATAGTGATTTCGGTAAAATGACAGCTGCCATTACCAGCTTTATGAAGTCACAGGTGGAGCGGGAGAAAACCGCTGTTCTCAACAGCGTGAAGTCTGAACTCAAAAAGCACCTTATCGCTCTGAAGGCTAACAACGAGGCTTGTGTTGACGATGCTCTTGAAGACATCGAATATGGAGAGAACCCCACGTTCGAGGGCTTGAAGCAATCGGCAATCTCAGCCTACGAGAAACGCTACAAGCGTTACTACGCAGACGGTGGAAAGCCTTTCGGTGGCGACAGCACCGGAGGAAACGGTGGTGACAATGGTTTCGTCAAGGAGCGCATTGCGAGGTTGGAGCAAGAGGCAAAGGACAGCGCAAACTATGCCGCCGAGCAGGAAAAGACCTTTGTTTAAGGAGTTGTGGCAACATCACAACATACAGGACAATGGGTTTCAGAACAAGATTTAACACAAACACTAAGTAACATGAGACAAGGAACAACTAACAACTACATCAAGTTCAGCAAGAACTTTGGTGGTGTCCGCAAGTGCTACGAGGGCAAGCCAATTATTGCCGTCGGTGGTTTCATGTGTGACCCCACGTTGATGCCAGCCTATCCTAATGTCATGGCAGCCGGAACTCTGGTCTATGCCGACGAACAGGCACGCACCATCGTTCCTCTCTACACTTTCAAGGTAAAGTCGGTCGACTCGACCAACTCCAAGATTACCATTGAGAAGTACGAGACTGGAACTATTGCCAAGGTAGGCATGAAACTGATCGCCGTTGGCGACGACCTCACTCAGTCCGCTACTAACGTTTACACCGTGTCTGCCATTGACAGCAGTGCCGACGATGTTGACGTACTCACCGTTGATGCCGTGACAGGTGTGACGGAGGGCGCGGTGCTGGCAGAATGCGTGACTACCACCACGGGTGAAGGTGCGGATGCCGTGACCACCAACCTGGTTAAGGTCATTCCGAACGGTCTTACCTATTGTGACAACGTACTCGACCCCGATGCGTATGCCATCGACATCGACTACATCTGGAACTGCATGGAGAAGCCCGTTCTGGAGCGTCGTATGCCGCCTCTTACCGCAAGTCTGAAGAAGGCTCTTCGTGACAATGAGTGCTATTTCCGCTTCTCTAACCGCAAGTAAACTAAAAAGGAGATTAGATTATGAGAGACAAAAATCTTTATGGTATCAGCGGTCTGCATCAGTATGTGGACGCTGAGAACTTCGGTCTGATTCTCGACAACGCAAATGCCAAGTACAACGGTGCTATGTGGCGACAGTTTGCTTCGTGGGGAAAGCCGACAGACGACCGTGAGTGGAAGCAGGGTATCAAGAAGACACCTATCCTGGTTCGTGCCAGCGTCCTCGGTACTCATTCCGAGAAGCCGCAGCGCAGCACCATCGGTTGGGAGTTCTACGGTGGAACTCTGCCACAGCTGGGTCACGGTTTTAACATCACTCAGGATGATATGATTGAGCTTCGTAAGAGTGCAAAGCTCTCTGATATGACATTCGGCGAGGCACTGATTGACAGCTTCATCCTCAATACGGATGCCATGCTCGGCGGTGTTCACAACGAACTCACTTACATGGTCATGCAAGCCATGTCAACTGGTGAGATTCACGACGTAGCCGTTGATGGTGCCCGCTATGACTTCAAGTTCCAGATTCCCGACGAGAACTTCATGAAGCCTGCCACTGGCAAGGAGTGGTACATCTGGGACACCACGGGAGCCACACCAAAGCTTGTAGCCAACCCAAATGCCGATGTCATTGAGGATATTCTGACCTTCCAGAAGCACCTCACCGACACCCTTTCCCTCGGTGTTGACCACTGGAAGCTGTCGAAAGACCTTCTGGATAAGATTGTCCTTCATCCTTCAGTGATTGATGCTTTCAAGGGCAGCAAGAACTACTACCATCCTGAGAGCGTGAAGGTCGACCGTGCCGAACTTCTGAGCTGGCTGCACACTTCTATGAAGATTTGGCCGTTCCAGGAGATTGACTTCAAGTCACGTCACGAGGAAGATGGCAAGCCTGTTGCCGACGCGCCTGCCTTTGACATTCACAACATGGTTGCAGCAAGCCGTGCTTATCGTCCTTTCGAGATTAAGTGCATGAACTCCATCTTGAAAGACCGTAACAAGATGGGTGCTCACAACGACAGCGTGCGTACCCACTTCGTCGAGGGTCGCATTGCCGTTCAGAATGTATGGCAGGATCGTCCGATGCTCAACATCGTTGACTGCGAGCTGTACGCCGGACCCGTGTTCAACAACGTCCGCGACTACGGTATCGCTACTGTTTGGAAGGACTACGAGGGCTAAACTCTAAGTGACTTGATAACATGGCCGATATAGAGAACCAGATAACCGTCACTGCTGAGGAATACATACAAAGTATTTCTCCAAATGCAAACGTCAGTGAGAGTACCGTGAAAGGTATTCTCATTGACGCTGGCATTGATGCTGGAACGCCTGCAACGGATTTGACCGAGAAGCAGAAAGACCTCGCACTCGCATATCTACTTATCCGTATCGCTTTTAACCCTATCATGTCGCAGAAAGTGACAGACAAGGATGGTGATTGGGAACATTCAGAGGGTAGTGAGCAGTGGTCTCGTTCACAGTTGCTGCAATTTCTGATTCTCGCCCGTGATTTGCTCGCCAAATGGGGTATTACAGACGCTCGTATAGATTCGCTTGCTCCTAAGTGGGGCATGAAAGGCACAGGTTTTAGAAAAATCCGCAGATACCCAAGATGAAGACCAAGAACCCTCGTTTCCCGCACAGTTGCCGTATAATTCGCTATGCCGCAACCGAGCCGATGGAAGACCAAGCCAATGTGTCGGAATACGACCCGATGGCAGACGATCCTTTGGCAGATGATACGGGAGAAACCGACAACGCAGACCAAGCAGAAGGTGATACCGAAAAAACCAACCTGCCGGACGGTGTAACCGTTATCTATGAGGGAATTTGCAGGAGCGACAACCGTGACACTATATCGGACAATGGAGACGTGATAGCATCTTACAGAACGCTCGCATTGCCTTTGAAACAGGATGAGTGGACGGAAGAGAATGTTCCGCAAGAGGGTGACAAGATTGAACTTCAGCGATTCGGTTACAAGGAATACGGACTTGTCATTGACAAACGCCCAAGCAATTTAGGAACTCACATTCTCTGGAAATATGTCCGCAACTAACGCCATCATTGTTCGCGATGCTATTGCGAAATACAGGACGCAGATTTTCGACGAGGTTGAAAACCGTTGCCGAAAGTTCTGCACCGACCTGTGTCAGGAGGCGATACGAGCGAGAAGGAATGCCGACGGAGCGCATAATTTCACAGGCAACCTTATCAACTCTATTGTTGTGTGTCTTTACAGAGAGAGAGAACCTATCAATGCGTACTATGCAGCGCAGTATGTGCCGAAAGCCATTCAGGTGAAGATGCGCCAGAGGAAACGGAAGAGTTATCGTTTCAATCCCGACTACGATGGTGAACAAAGCCATTATCTGCCAACGGTTCAGACCAACGGCGGTTGGGGAGAGGACGATGCAAGAAACTTCTTCCAGAACTACACCCCTAAAGGCAAGAACCTGTTTGACATCATCGTTGCCTATCCCGTCGAGTACGGCGAATGGATTGAAATGAAAAGAGGCACTACAGGTATCATGCAGACCTACGCACACGCCGGGCAAGTAGGAGTGACATACTTGAAGTTAGTCAGGAAATAAACAGATATGGCAAAGAAACCTCTCATCTACCTCGTTTACAACGACCTCGTAGCCGCTGTGAAAGGCATCGGAAAAAAGACTTTTCTCGATAGACCGAAGAATGTCGCAGAGGAACTTGCAAACTTTGTTGTTGTTGACATACCAACGGAACTTCGCGGATGCGTGAAGGGCGACTTCAACTTCGCTGCTGAGAGTTATGGTACATTTTCCGTATTCTGCAAGGCAAAGACCGACAGCACACCGAACATCACCATGCAAAGTGAGTTGACCCAGAAAGTCTTAGATATTTTTCCAATTAACGGCAAGTGTATCACAGCAAGCCATCCTACAGTTCTCATGCAGGGCGAAGACGGTTATGGCTATCACGTCACGCAGATTACTTTCAAGTTGAGAACCAAGCTTAACGCGAGAGAGATATAGAATAAACAACACAAACACATTTAACAAATCAACATCATGGCACTTACAAAGAAAATCCAAATGCAAAATGATGTCTTCAGTGGCATCAGTGCTGTTTTTGCTGTTGCAGGTGGGCTTGGTGACACTCCGAGCTTTGCCGACGCAACCGAGTTTCCCGTTTCCGATGATTCGGGTTTCAACTTTGACACGGGTCAGCCGAGTATCGAACACTTCAAGGTTAAGGGTCTGAACACCGATTGGGTGAACACCTTTACCCCTGGTGACGGCGAGATTACGCTGGAGATTCCTTGTCACAACACAGGTATTCTTACCCTTGTTGGCATGGAAGGCACTGACGTTTCAGTGACTTTGCCTGAAGGCATGTCAAGTGTTGGCACTGCCGCTACTGGCAAGTCTTATCCCGTAACCCAGAAGGCAGTCTATCTCGGCCTTGGCATCCTCAATGACACCGAGGACAAACTTCTCTTCATCAAGAAGTCGAAGTTCATGGCTCAGATCATCTTCGACGGCTCCAACAAGCCGTTGTGCGTCGTCCTGACAGGTTCTGTTGCCGCAGGTGGAGACGCAAAGGCACTCGGTATCTGCAATATTGCCGCTGCCACTAACAACGGCTAAGGCTATTCTTGCACCAGAAACCAAACTCATCAAGGGCAGTGGTAGTAATTGTGCTGCTACTGCCCTTTTTTCAATTAAAATAATTAAAAGAGGTAGTCTATGGAGTACTCAAATGGAGAAAAGGTTGAGCAGCCTTCAGTCGATATGCAGAAAATCTATCTGTCTCTGATTGCCAATGATCCTGACGAGGTGCAGATACTTCGTACAAATAAGAAATACAAGATACGCTGGCTGAAAAACGGTCAGTTGGAGAAGATTACCCGCCTGTTGCTTCACAAGAAAACTATTGACGAGAAGAAAACTACCGGAAGTGAAGTCATGGATGCCATTCTCGAAGATGCCAAACTTGCTTGTAAGGCAGCGGCAATTTACATTCTCGACGGCTATTGGAAGCTGAAGTTCCGTTATTGGTTCCTCTGGCGTTGGTTCTACTATGTCAAGCAATACGACAGCATTCAGCTGCGGGATATACTTGAAGTCGGCAAAAAAAAAATTCCGCTGAATCAATTCTTCACGACTATCACATTGTTGACAGGGGCAAAGGTTTCGCTGATGAAAATGAGGACGGAGGAGTTAGAAGCTATCCTTCAAGAACACAGTATGGCGGAGCATTCGCAGACCGAAAGCAACGCCAATGGCTCATAATGCCACGTTACTTTCTCTTCGGCTTGGTCAGAGTGCCGATGTACGAATGGTACTGGGGGCATACGGTTGCGCAAATTGACCTTATAGATATTGACCAGCCGTTGACCCTTTACGCCAAACAGGAAGGCAATAACGGTCTCAAACCAGGTGATCATGGTTACAAACCGAACAAGAAGAAACTTGAAGAAACCGTCCGTAGATGGGAGAAGCGGAAAGCCGCAAGGGAGGCGAGAGGGTTCAAGTTAGACGCACTTCTGGCAACTGGCGAGAAAGTTCCTACAGATGCAGGGCTGCAATGATATTGCAGCATACACAACACAAAGACGACAACACAAACAAACATAAAATATAGTTTTATGCCCGATTTGAATCCGCTAAAGTTCGCAGTTGCTATCCAAGACGAGGCGACTGGTCAGTTAGACAAGATAGAGCAAGAGTTTCAGAAGCTCAAAGACAAGACCATCAGCGTAAAAGTTGAGGGTCTTAGTGATTTACAACATCTACTCAGCACTCTGCAAACCCAGCAAGTTAGTAACTTAGGCAAAGATGTTGGCAATGCAATCAACGAGGCATCAAGAAACTTGCAGAAAGAAGCACAAGATGCTGTTAGGGCTTCTCTTGGAAACTTAGCAAAAGACCTTGTTTTGATCAAAGAAGCCATTCAGCATGACAACTTTACAGCCTTCAGTACGCGCATAGAAAAGTGTGCTCAGGCTGTGAATACCCTTGATGCAGCCTTCAAGCAGTTCCAAGTCACCATTGGTGCCGATGCAGGTATGAAAAACTTTATGACGGGCTTGGGCGAGGTCATAAGGAATGTTCGGACAACGATGGGAACTTTGGAAGTTTCCAAAGGTGGTGGCGGTGCATTGAGCAGTTTAGCCAACACATACGCAAGGAATGTCGAAAGAATGGAAGATGCGCTGTTCCGTCTGCAAGAAGCAAGGGCAAAAGTTTCCAATGCTATCAAGAGTGCTGAGGGCGCAGGGATGGATAGCAACATTATCAGCCGTTGGCGTATCTATCTGCAAGTTCTTGATGCCTATGAGAAGAAACTGCAAAACATCAAAGCTAACGATACTTTGATGAATGGTCGTGGTTGGCAAACTAATGCCTTTGGTACGACATTCAAGCATCTTCTAAGTAATGCCAGTGACTTTGAGAAAGCCGCAAACGTGTTTATTCGCGCCCAAGAGAAACTTTCTGCGGCGAGAGAAAAGGCGACAGGAATGAATGCAGGAGCGGCAGCGCAGAGTGGCGTAAGTCTTTTCTCTGGGCAGAACACAGAAGAGATACGCAAACAGGTCGATGCCGTAGGAGCGTTGTACTCTCAAATCCAAAAGTTAGAAAGAGAGTTGGGAAGGGCTGGTATGGCTATGCAAACCATCAGTCCTACTCGATGGGATGAGCTGCTAAAGTCTGGTCTTTACCAAAAAGGAGTTTCATACGAGGCTCAAATGGCAAAACTGCGAAGTGAGCAGATCTATCCAGGCGATATGAAACAACAAGCCGAAATCATACGCGAAAACATAGAGCGTTTGAGAAACTTGATTTCAATTTTCAAAGAAGGTGGCTATGATGTAAAGGGTTATGAACAACAGTTAAGTGCTTTGCTAACAACTTACGAAAAGTTTGCTGCCTTGCAACCCGTTGACCTTGGAAAGAAACTTGGTTTGGAGCATGTGAAAGGCTACACGGGACCATCGAGTGCCGCTACTGATACTCAATGGGCGGCAATGAAACACCAGGCAGAAGTGCAGGAGGTTGCAGGTGAAGCCGCAAAGAGACATCAGCGGAAACTTGAAGAATTGACCAATGCCTTTGCCCAGCATGACGCACAAGTTGCCAAGAGCCAGCGAGTGCAAGCTGGCGACAACAAGACACGTCAGGAGAGCGCAGCCGCATTGCGGAAACAAGCACAGGAGTTGGTCAAGGCTCGCATGGAAATGTTGCGTACCCAATCAGCAGACTTGGGTAAACTTCTTTCGATGGGGCGCGGTGCGCTTGGTTCCGAACAATATGACGCTGTACGTAACGCCTTACGAGGTGTCCGAGAAGAAATGAGACAGATAGAGGGTGTTATGCAAAGGATGGATAGTTATTCTACCCGTTCGCTCTTTGCTGTAGGCAGAGGAACAACCCAAGATTACGCCCCTCTTATTTCCAGCACACAGAAACTTGTTGCGGCGAAAGAACAAGCGACACAGGCATCCCATCAAATGACCGTAGCAGAACAGCAGTTGTCGCAGGCATTGAACCATACCACACAAGCCGCGCATGGTCAGTCGCAGGTATTGAGTGATTTGAAGTCGATGGCTACGCAGTATCTCGGAGTATGGGGCGGCCAGCAGTTCCTACATAACATCATAGAGATTGGCGGTCAGTTGGAAATGCAACGTCTGTCAATCGGTGCTATCCTTCAGAATACAGCGCAAGCAAACGAATTGTTTGACAAGATTAAAGGTCTTGCTACACAGTCCCCATTCGGCGTTGTGCAACTCGACCAAATGACGAAGCAGCTCACGGCATACGGGTTCAAGTATAATGAGTTGTATGACATGACAAAGCGGCTTGCAGACATTTCCGCAGCCACGGGAACAGATGTGAGCCGTCTTGCCTTGGCATTGGGACACGTCCGTTCGGAAGCTGCATTGTCCGGCTACACCTTGCGACAATTCTCCATGGCCAATGTCCCGCTCTTGCAAAAGTTGTCGGAGAAACTTGGTAAAACAACCAAGGAAATCCGCGATATGGTCAAGAAGAAAGAAGTCGGCTATGATGATGTGATTGGCGTACTGAAGGACTTGACCAACGAGGGCGGTATGTTCTACAACATGCAGGAGGTAATATCAGAGAGCGTCAAGGCGAAGTTCAAGAACGTCAGGGATGCGATGGATATTATGTACGGCGAAATGGCAGAGGAGGCACCTGGCGATGTGCTGAAAGGTGTCGCCAACGTGCTTATGGAGCTGACAAGGCATTGGAAAGATGTCGCAACGGTTCTTGGTTCTGTTACTCTCATGTGGGGAATACACAAGGCCGCTGTCATGCTGAATACAAAAGTAATGGGTGAACAAAATGCAAGAACCATTGCGTCAATATCCGCTTTCAGGGCAAAGGAAGCCGCAATGTTAAAGACTGCAACTACCTATCGTACATTGACGGCAGCAGAAAAGTCTCAAATCGCCACTTCCAAACTCTTGACAACACAAGAGAAAATAAGGCTGGCATTGCATATCCCCCTTACTGAAAACCAAAAGCTGAGGATTCAGTATGCAAGGCAGCAATACGTCTCAGACCTTAAAGTTGCCGTTGCCGAAAAGAAACTGACTACTGAATATATACTCAGACAAGTTGCTCTTGGTAAGTTGACGAAAGCCGAGGCAGCCCAAATACTAACTGGTGACGCAGCGGCACTTTCCGCACTCAACAACACAAAGGTGCTTGGTGCGTGGAGACGTGCAACTTTGTCGCTTACTCTTGGCATAACCAAACTTGCTGTTGCGTTGAAATCCTTGTTATTGAATCCTGCAATGTTAGGTATGGCTGCTATTACAGCCGCTATGGAATCGTGGCAGCGGAAAAGCAGTGAGCTTGAAAAGGTAGAAGAGTTGTCAAAGAGTATCTACGAGCAAGCATCCGAGGCAATAAAGAACAGTAGGAAGATAGTACAAGACGTTGGTATTCAATTCTCCGTCAAAGGTGAGAAAAACGACTATCTGAAAGAATATAGAGAGCTGGTCGGTTTAGACGAAATCACTTTTGCCAACGCCAATAACCTAAAGATTGTCGTACCAGAATTTGATATTTCGTCCGCTAAGCAATCTATGGAAGAGTGGATTGAATACATCAAAACGTATGCGGCTACCCCCAACGCCATTCTTAAAGATGCTTTTGAGAACGAAGATGGCAGTGCGAGGAAGATGGAAGAAACATACCACAGGCTTGCCGTAGCCGTTGGCGAGGTTGCTGCGGCACAAGCTGCATTGCGAGACCTCAATACCGTCTCGTCTAACGCCATTGATTTGACTGGAGACGGTTTTATGTGGGGCATTTTTGAAGACAATTTTCTTACTGACATCAAAGATTATGACAAAACGCTGTCAAAGTACAGTAAGACACTCACGAAATACTTCACTAAGTTTCGTCAAAACATCGAAAAAGGCGTTGATGCAGCAATCAAAGGGGATGCTCAGTTTGCGTCAGCGACCAAAGGGATGGAAAATTATATACAGAAGTTTGATGAACTTGTCAAAAACAGCGATAAATACAGCGATGCCGTTACTAAATTCGTCAATGCGGACGGCGAAAATCTTGATATTTTCAACAATGCTTTAAATCCAACTTCATTTTTTAATCCTGATACAGGGTGGGGTGATGTCTTAAGACAGGCACAGGAAATGCAAGCAGGATTTGATGATTTCATAGTTAATTATAAGGCTGGTTTAGAGAGGAGTGGTGTAGATCTCAGCAATATAAGTGACATTCAAAAACAGGCAATACTAAATGACTTCAAGGCAATCCTTCAGTCGGTAGAAGGTATGTCAGAAGAAACATACAAATATCTTTTAGGCTTGTTTGCCGAAGAGTTTGACATTAAGCTCGATTTAAATGACTATAAATTTAAAAAGAAGTTAGATCCAATAATAGAAACCCTTAATGCACTTGTTGACGGCGAATATCCAGTTACGGTTACAGCCATAGACAAGACGACAGCCACGATCCAGCGTGTTCGAGAGGATTATAAAAAAGCAAAGGATTTTATTGAAAGTAACCGTATTACAATAAAGTCTAAATTCGGTTTTGACCCAGGTAATTCCAAAATTGACCCAAAGAAAATCGAACAGCTATCTCAGAAATACAAAGGCATATCATACTTTACTGACCTGCTTTACGCATGGAACGAGGCTATTGACTTGATGTCAGGAAGCACGAAAACGGCTCAAAAAGGTGGCTTTAGTTTAATAGATAGCACCAAAGGCGGGAAAGTTCTCAAGCCGGAAAAGAAGACAGGCAAGAGTGGCGGTTCTAAGGAAGATAAGGTGCTGAAGGATGCCCAGGCACGTCTCGACCTGTTGAAGAAGGTGCTGGCAGAGTATAAGAAATACACTGCCGGAGGACGTTACTCCAAGGAGGGA